ACCGACGCTTCCGGGCTTCGTCGCCAACGTCATGTTCAACCAGGCGCGTCACTGGCGCGGTTCGGCGGGTTACACCGTCTAACCGTAGCCGTACGCACCGACAACGCAACGAAATAAGGAAACAGGATTATGAAGCACGTTCGAAATATCGGCAACGCACTGTTTGCGGTTGCCATCTTCGTGTCGGGCCTGCTCGGGGCCGCGCCCGTACAGGCGCAGGGCGTTGTCGCCCTGCCCATTCCGATCACGCGGGCGTCCGTCTTCGACTTCGGCAACGGCCCGCTGCGTTTTAAGGCGGTGTCCGGCCAAGGTGTGATCTTCTCGGCGTCCGGCACTGGCACGGGCACCGCGCCCGGCACCACGGCTTTGACCCTCACGGCCACGGCTGCCGCGAACCCGCCGTGCATCGGTTGTGTCGTGTCCTGCCCCGTACCGACGCCGACTTGCAACATCCCGGCGAATACGACCGTTACCGCGTTCAACGGTACGACGGTCATCACGCTGTCGGCTGCCGCAACTGTCACCGCCTCCGTCGTGAACTTCGGTGCCGCGTGCCCGGCGTCCTTCGCTGCACAGCGCGCGGTGCCGATCGGCCCCGCAACCGATCTCCCGTTCTACACGCAAGCCCGGCTGTGCGGCTCTGCCGGTCAAGGCCAGAGCGGAGCGCAAATCCTGACTTCGGCGGTCAACACAATCCAGTAATCGGCGCGGGGGCTTCGGCCCCCGTTTCACTCTAACCGAAGGGTGCAGCATGTCAGGCGTCGATAGCGCAAATCAATTCCCAAATAGCCGCATGGCTGGGGCCGTACGAGCGGGGCAGTCGCGCTTCGTGTCAGTTGACACGCCGGGCACGATGCAAACGCCAAGCCAGGAAAACGTCAGCATCGTTGCGGCGAGTGCACTGGCCGTCCCGCCCGCGAACGCGGCCAACGGCTACCGCCCGACGACGTACGCCATCATCACCGCAATCGGCGGCCCGCTTTACGCAACTTATGACGGTTCGGTACCTTCGGCCGGCAGCTACGCAATTGCGCTCGCAGACGGCGCATCGCTGCCCGTACAAGGTTCAAATGCGATGGCGTCAATTCGCGTCATCGGTACCAACATGAGCGTCAGCTACTGGAGTTAGGCGCATGCGCAAGTTTCTGGCTGCGCTGTTTTTACTGGCTGCCGCCGCTGCAGCGGCACAACAGATGCCAAGCGGCGGAAGCCAGCTACCCGGCTGCGGCCCGCAGTTGAACGCGCTATCAGGTCCACAATCTCCGAATGGTTGCAATCCGCAGATCGGCGGCCCCGGTGCCGGCGGTGTTATCCCGCCTCCGGTCGCGTGCGGTACGGGTACAATCGATGCGTCTGAAGGTTGCCCGCTCCCAATGATGAGGTAATGAAATGAAGAATTTTCTAAAGCGGGTTGGCGGCGTCTTAGGCGCCAGCGGTCGCGCCTTCGTCGCGCTGGTCGGCGTCGCCGGCATCACGGTAGCCGTCGCGAATTACAACATGACGCAAGGCGTCGGCACGCCGTTCGGCTCTGTCGTCGTCGGCGGTGTGCACTATGCGCAACAGTTCATTTGCGACTACGTCACGCCTGCACAGTGCGCGAATGTGTCTGCAGCCGGCGCTGTTAAGGTGGATAACTCGGCGGTCACGCAGCCGGTCAGCGCGGTATCGTGGCCGTTGCCAACGGGTGCGTTCCCGGCTGGCGGGTCGATCGGCAATACCGCATTCGGTGCGACGCAGTCAGGCGCGTGGAACATCACGAACATAACCGGGTCCGTCACGCTCCCGAGCGGCGCTTCGACATCTGCCAACCAAGCAACTGCTATTGCCGCGCTCGGCACAAACACGTTGACGACGCCGCACACTTGCTCCGTCGTGGGCTATTCGATCGCTGGTTGTCTCGGTTCAATCTTCGACACGCTTAGCGGACCTGTCCCGGTCAACGTCAACGGGACGCCAACGGCGCAGACCGGGCTAACACCGGGCACGCCCCAAACGGGGACGATCGTTGCCGCCAACGTAGACACCACGTCGATAGGCGGTACGGCGGTGTCAAGAAATGCCGGAGCGGCGGACAACGGAACGCAGCGTACGTCTGCGGCATTTAACAACGTTGCTTATCTGACCCCCACGCCGCTTAGTTTTGCAGCGAGCGGCGACAATACGGTCATCACACGCACCACCGGCACAATCAAAGTGTACGGCATGTTCTTTACATGTGCAGCGCCGGTGACGGTCAACATCAAGAACGGCGCCGGCACTTCGTTGACAAACGGCATGCCGCTTGTTTCGACGTTCATGCTGCCGATACAGTCCGAGCCCTATTTCGTGACGACGTCAACGAACAATCTGGTCATCAATCTTGGCGTGGCCGGACAGTGCTCGGGAACGGCCTACAGCAAGGAAACCTGACAATGTGGAACGTCTTCGCGCTGGCGCTTTTAGCGCTTCTCGGTGTTGCGCCTGTACATGCTGGCACGATCTATGTCGATTGCGACAACGGCGTCACTTGCGCCGGCAACAACGGTGCGTCGGCGACAAATTCCGGATCAACTGACACGTCGAGCCCGACCGTCACAGGATCAGCGGCGGCGTGGACGACCAGCACGGGCGGCGTCGTTGGGGCGCAAGTTAACGGTGCTGGCACCGGCTACGGTACCAGCCTGTCAGGGACGTTGACGTGGAGCGGTGCGGGTTGTTCGGTCAACCCGGTATTGAATGCGACGTCGAACGCCGCTGGCAATATCAATTCTATAACCTCAATCAATACCGCAGGCACTTGCACGACGTTCCCTAGCGCGTCGGCCACGACGTGGACGGCCGGTGGCGGCCTCAGTGCAGGAAGTAGTTTTACCGCTGTCCTGCAGATGAACCAAGCCGTCACGCTCGACACGAACACCGACCTTTCGGCGATCGTATCGACGCCCGGTCCGACGCAATCGTCAATACGTCTTGCGAACGCGACCAACACTAACCAAACCATCTTTTGGGTTAACGGGGTGACTGGCTGTACGGGTGTGGGCGCGTGCAGTATCACGGTGAGCCAGCTTGTGTCGTGTTCGTCCTGTTCTGGCAGTGCGTGGACAATCGGGGGGCGCTATCTGTGGCCCTCAGGTTCGACCGTCCCGACAGTGTCGTCGGCAATCGGATTTTCAGGAGCTAAAGACGAACTCGTCTTCAACACTTCACCATCAACCCGCACTAGCGCCTATTTCGCCGCGCCCGTCGCGGGGACGTCAGGCAATGGGTGGAATGTTATTCGCGGTAAAACTGGGGTTCGCCCGAAATTGGACGTCACGGCAGGCAGCGCGGTCCCCATAAACCTAGGCAATTTTACGAATTGGAAAGTTGAAAATCTTGAAGTTGCCGTTTCTGGTGCGGCCACCGCAAGCCCGGTTATGGGGACTACGGCAGGCGCAAATAATTGGTTCAACAACATTCTGATATCGGACGGCCCAAATATTGGCTTTGACATCGCAGGCACTAACGCGCGCATCACAAACAGCGAAGTGACCGGCGTCACCGGGACCGGCATCCTCATTGGCTCGGCGTCCAATACTGAAGGGAACTACATACACGGCAACGGCGGCGACGGCGTCACGGTAACCATCGTCGGCGCCATTGCGCAGGTCACCGGAAATGCAATTATTGGTAACAGCGGACGCGGCGTTTATCTTTCGTCGCCTTCAGTCGTGAACCAGAACGCTATGTTCTATGTGTTGGGGAACACCATAGTGGACAATACGTTGGCCGGCATCCAAGTGGCCGATCCTGACGCCCCGATTTACATTCAAAACAACATCATCAAGAACGCCAATTCAGCCGACATCGTCAGCCTTGGGTCAGAGCGCTGGGCCATCCATGGCTACAACGTATTCTACTCATCGGGCGGCGGCGTTCTTAACGGGCTCACCGCCAACGCAACCGAGTTCACGGCCGATCCGCTTTTTGTCAACGCGGGTGCTGGCAACTACGCCTTGCAGAACGCATCACCAGGAGCCGGTACGGGCACGCCCGGCACGATGCTAGGGCTATCCACGACTGTGGGCTTTCGCGATATCGGCGCATTTCAACGCGCGGTTGGTGCCGGAGGCGGCGCTACGGGTAACCTTCGACCGGGAATTAACTGATGATGTTCGTTCGATCTCTGGCGGCGCTGCTCATCCTTCTGTGCGGCGTCGTTTCGTCTGATGCAGCGTGGCTGCCGGGCGCGGCTCCAAACCCAGAGCGGTCATGCTACGATAATCGGGTGGTCGGTGCCGACGTCGAGTGCCTGAAAAAGCAGATCGGCTACCGGCACGCCATATCGTTGACGACGTCCGGCATTTACACGCAAGACGCCTGCGGCTCGGTTTCGCCGACGCAAAAATGGTGCATTGACAACAATCCGCTCAGTGCGGACTACGGCTACACGATTTTTTCCCCTACCGTGCCGACGACGGGTTTGTGCGGTGCGACCGGCTCGGCTGACGGTACCTGCATCACTTACATTTCGGAGACTGGGACTGGCACGCTCGCAACGTGTCGGGTCCCGGCGACCGTGTCGTTTGACATAACTTACGTCCCGCCAAACTCGGCAGCGTGCCCCTACGAGAACACGTACATTGCTGGCGCGCGTGATGCGTCTTCAGACTTTGTTCTATTTAAACGTGACGACTGTTTCATGGAGCGCGACAATATCAGTCCGTGCACTGGACTTGCTGCGTCGTCAACGAATGCTTATGGAATTTGCACCTCATCAGGCAGGGGCTGTGCCTTTAACAGGAACGGCGCGTCGCGCGACGCGCCGCTCTATATCGGAGCATACGGGCCTCGGTCAGGCGCCCGTCCGCGTTTTTCCGCGATCAACACGTCACTAGTTTTTGCGCAAAACACGTCAGGGGATAATATCGCTATCCAAAGCATCCACGGCGATGGCGGCTGGCTGTTCAATGATTACAAAAACTCGACGTACAACCCCGGCATTATGGTGGCCACTACCGGCTGTGCAGGAAGCGGTACTAATTGCTCGGGCCAAACCTCGATTACGCTGCCGTCTGTCATACCTACCAACCTAGTGAATTCGGTTAACGCGCTTGAGTGGTCGATCTTTAATTTCAGCAACGCGAGCCAGATACTCGCTGGCAGCCAATGCACAGGCATCCGCCTAACCAACATCTCCGGAACGTCGGCTACGGCTTTGGCCAACATCCCGATCAATTGGGACATCAACGTTGGTGATCGTTTGGCGATTTTACCGTTCAACTGCAATGTAGGGACCATCTCTTTTCTGGGTGGCGTACTGCGGTTCAATTACGTTGAGGACGTTAGGCTCGATGGCGGCGGGATTGGGCTAAACAAAACGCCGGGCGGGGCGCCGCTGTGGGATTTTCGTATCCGCCGGAACGTGATCAACGGCCCATCTGGCGTAGCCACGCGAACTCAGGGCATCTTTCTTGGTGACAGCTTCAATGCCGGTTCTACCGTACTGGCGGAAGAAAACACCATCGATCATGACGGCTGGAGGCAGAACGATAATGACTGCACGCCAGCGCAGTTCATGCCGGCAAAATGCAACGGCCTCGCTCAGACCACCTATGAAAATTATTGGGGCAACCCGAACAACCAAGCGCAGAATTTCTACGATCACGAAGATTGCTGCTTCCTCACGGCCAGCCGAAATTTCTCCGCAAACAGCGCGGCTAACTCAATTCAGGTCCGTGCTGGCGGCATCATGTACAATAATACGCTGATCCGAAATCCCGGCGGGCAAAACATGGGGGCCATCAACCACCCCAATACCGGCACCTACAACGTAATGGGAGACAACACTGCGTCCTACATGATGATCGCGGAGGTGCGGAATGTGGTCGGAAATACGTTGACGTTTGACGCCGTGCCGCAGGCGATCGTCTCAACAATAGGGGCGGCGATGCGCGCAACACCAGCCGCAGCCGGCTCCGGTTACACGAACGGTACGCAGACGCTGACGGTGCTGGGTGGCACTTGCACGGTGCAACCGCAGTTTAGCGTTACAGTCTCAGGCAACGCGGTGCAGTCGTGGCCGCGCCCGACGTTGGTAACGGCAGGGCAATGCAACACCCCCCCAACCAACGCGGCGGCCACGTCTGGAGGTGGCGGAACGGGTGCCACACTCACGGTCAGCTACACCAATTCGACCGGATATTGCGTGCCGTTCAATGCGTCCAACCCTACCGGCATCAGTCAGACGCTCAACACCACATTTTCACACACGTTGACAACGATGACGATCAACGGGCCGGCGATTTCGGCCGCCATCGGCGACATCATCTATTGCGTGGACGGTGCCCACTTCGGTCTTGAGGTTAACTCTCTCACGACCAATCCAGGCACGATGCCCATCAACAACGCCGGTTCGTCAAACATTCAATGGAACATCCACACCGGACAAATCCGCCAGCAGTACATCGGAAAGTCTGTGGAGTTGGGCTGGGGCTTCAATGCCGGCTCATCGTTAAACCGTGCCACGGGCGTCGTCTATGCTAACAACTACGTCATGAACCTGTATTCCATGAATGCGGGGCAGGCCGCATTCAATGACTACACCCAAATTCAGGGGGTGACGGGTACGGGTTGCGGTGGCTTGGTCGGGATAACCCTGCCCCAAGGCGCGGTCAATTCCGTTACGAGTTGGAAGGTCGGCGACACGGTGAGCGTCGCGGGGACATTGCCAAGCTCACTTAATGCCGACAACCCGGGCACCACGGTAGCATCAGTTTCCGGCAACACGATCTGTTTGGCTGGGACGACATTCGGGACAGGGACGTGGACGTCAGGCACCGGATTGATAAACGGCGGCATCGGGTGGGGCTCGGGGCCGACGGCAAATCGCATTTATAATGTGGCGCAACCCGTCTACACACCTCTCTCGGCTTCGTTGGCGAATATCCCGACGCCGACATCGTTCACGCCGGTCGTCACTTCGGGGTGCCCGCAAGCCGCCGGGTGCCCGTCAATCGAGGGCTACGCCATATCTTCGGGGCTCGGCAACACGTTGCCGGACGTTCTGACGTGCGCCAAGAATAACCGCTGGGGTAGTTTCGACCAGCGCTGCACGGCGGCGGCGATCAACAACGGGATCAGAACGGGCACAGACGGGGCGATTGCGCTCCAGTGAGCCGTGCGCTAAACTGCGTCAAATCAGTCAGGAACACATACCCATGCAGCTAACCATAATCAAAGGCGACAACACGGTCATAGTGGACGGCGAAGGGTACAAGGTTGACTGTACGGCGCTGCCCGCCGGCTTTCACGCGCTGCAGTGGGATGGAGACAGCGGCGAAGTCGAATACGCAATGACGCGGTGCGACCATTGCGGAGCGCGCACCAAAAAGGGCAACGAAATTATCAGCGATGTTTCGCAGTTCCAGCCGTACGTTGATGCGTGGGGCGTTGCAAAGCAAATTGCGGCCGAAGCCCGCGCTAAGTTCGAAGCGGAACAACGCGCGATCGTGGAAGCGAAGAACGCATTTGAAGCCAGTCAGGCCGCCGCGCTGTTCGCGCCGCAGGAAGCGGGGGCCGATGTTACCGGACAGCAAGGTTAAATGCCCCGCAACCGGGTTCGCCCGTACGTGTCGCGAGATTATCGCGGAGTGTGAGTGCCCGAAGTTCGTCAGGATTGATTTTGTCAATCCGCAGAACGGCGAGAAGGTGGACAAGTACGGTTGCGTTGATAGTTTCTTGCCGTTGTTGCTGCTCGAAAATGCGCAAATGACGCGCCAGGCTGGAGCAGCAATCAACGGCTTTCGTAATGAAGTCCTCAAGGCAAATGAAACCGCAGTCCAAGAGCGCAACGAGGTGCTAGACCGACTGACAAAGGGCGTTACGCCGTACAGGATAGCAGGTTGAACGATACCTTAGCATACATCGCCGTTGCATTTAGCGGGGTGACGCTTCTAGTTATGACAGGTGAAAAGCTGTTCGGCGGCGGCAACGCGCTCGCGTCTAAATTTCACGCACTCGAAAAAGATACTACAGCGGCGCTCGCACAATTGCGCAGTGATTTGAATGACAAAATAGACGAATACGAGAAAGTGGCGACTGTGGGCTTCGACGCGACAAGAGCGAACATCCACGCCATGCAGTTGGGCCTGCTGGAATTTCGCGCCAAGATGGCCGAAGATTTACACGCGTATATCAGGAAAGACGACTACAACGCGGGCATCACCGATGTTAAACGCGACGTGCAAAGCGGGTTCTCTCGCGTAGACGAGCGACTAAGCCAGCTTCAGGACCTAGTCATGTACGCCAGCCCGGACAGCCAGAACCGCCCCCAGCTACAGCACCCCAAGGTGCCAATGCAACCGAAACCGCGTTGATAACGTTGTAAATACCTGATACCCTGCATTCCGCAGGGTTTCGCAAGCTGGAGGTTTGGAATATGGGCTTCAAAGACAAAATTGGCACCCTCAAGGAAGACTTGGCGGCGCTGGCCGACGACGCGGACAAGCTGCAGAACAAGAACCTTCGCGATATTCTCATGCTCGGAATGGCCCGTTTCGACCAGGCGCTGGAGCATCCCGATATCGATCGCGTGGACGCCGACGAAGATCAGCGAAACCTGCCGTATGACGCCAACGCCGAATTGAACAGCGGCGGTAATGCCCTGTTCGCGGCCAGTGACCCGGGCGCCACGCTCGCGGGCGAGGAAGCCCGGCGCCGTGCGGTGTTCGAAAACGCCAGCACCGCAGCCGTTGACCCGGCTGCGAAGGCCATCGATCTCGTCAACAACCCGCCCGTGGGCAGCGAGCTTGACCCGGCCGCTGTGAAGCCGTGGGACCCGAACGCCGGCAAGTCCATGGACCCCAACGGCGGCAGCCCCACGCGCACGGACGACCCGGGCGTGAGCCACAGCGACGACAAAGCGAGCCAGTAACGCATGGCAAACGGCCTGCCCTCGCGAGCAAAAGTCGGCGTCCCGGGTAAAACCGTGACGATCGACCCGGCGACGTACTTCCTTGCAAAGCGCATGGAAAACGCCGGCATGCTTCAGCCAGGGCAGGCCCTCATGCTATCGGTCACGACGAAAAACACCAAGCCGCCATCGCGCGGCAAAACCAAGCGAGGCAAGAAATGAGCGGCTTCAAGGGTCACAAGACCGGCTTCAACCCCAAGGGCAGCAACGCGATCGTGCCGAACCCCTCCGGGCCGCCGGCAACGAAGTTCTGCGGCCGGGGCGGCTTCCCCGAAGGCGGCTTCAAACGCTTTCCGGGCGGCGCGGCCAGCATTGACGACGGCAACCGCCGGCTGTCCAAGTCCAGCATGGGCGACGACGGCGGCAGCGGAACCCGCATGTCTTCGCGCACTGCTTTCGGTCGGGGCCGCAAGTAACGTTTCAACAGGGGCTGTACGGAAATGTTCTATCGTCCGGGCGGCGCTGCGAAGCGCATTAACGTACAGCAAGATACGGTCTACACCGATGCAATCGGCGGCGCTTCCGGCTGGCTACCGATCAACAAAGGCGACACGATTTCCGTCAACGTGGCGCGGGCTTCGTTGCTGTTTCAGAGCGTAGCGCAAAGCATCATCACCCCGTCAGCGGTCGCGCCGGAAGTCCAAGTTCTGATGGAATTGAAAATATGGGGTGGGGACCCCGATGCGTCCGCGCGCCCGATTGACCAGTGGCAAAATATGGTCGTCGCCACGTCCCGACGCGCCCACCGTTCCGGGTGGGTGCGTCTTCGCGTTTTGAACATCAACAACGGCGACGCAACGGGCGTCGTCATGGACATGCAGGTAAGCCGTACGGGCGAAACGGGGGCGATAACCTAATGTCCGGTTTCGACAACGGCACGCAGCAAGGCGGGATATTTTTCCAAGCGAAGCAGTTTGGATCAATCATTCGCGGCCTCGGCCCGCCCGTGCCGCAGGCCGGCGTCAGCGGTGACCTGTATATCGACGTACAGACGTGGTACCTCTACAACAAGCGCCCGTCTGCCGGCGATAGCTTGGACCCGTGGGGGCATTACCTCTTTCAGGTCCCCGTGCAGTACCGTACGGCGCTGAAGTTCTTCAACTCGTCCCCGCCGGGTAACGACATAGGCATTACTGGCGACTACTGCATGCTGTGGGCCGGCTTCGCCAACTACGGCATGCAACCGTCAATGTACGGCCCGAAGACCGTCAACGGCTGGCCGGAAAACGGTATCGGCGGTTCGCAACCGATCGCGGTGCCGGGTGCCGGAACGGTACTCCCTGTCGGCCTGTCGGACGAAGGCGCTCCGCTTACGTACAGCATTTCTACGCAGCTTGTCGTCGTCGGGCTGTCGGATGAATATATCCTGCCCATTCCGGTCACGGCCGGCGCGGGCGACCCCGTGTATTCGGTCGGGCTGCAGTCCGGCCCTGCCGCAGTAGTCGTCGCGTTGAACCCGCTGTACACCGCAGAAGACGAGCACGTCATATGAGCGGCTTTGACAATGGCACGCTGCAAGGCGGCATCTTCGCCCAAACGAAACAGTTTGGCGCGATCTTGCGCGGCTTAGGCCCGCCGGTCCCGCAAGCCGGGCTTGTGGGTGATCTGTACATTGACGGGCAGACGTTCCAGCTTTTCACCAAGCGAACAACCGCAGCCGGCGACAGCGTGGACCCGTGGGGGCACTATCTGTTCGTTGTGCCGGTCACGTACCAAACCCGCCTGAAGTGGTTCCTGCCGTGCGCGCCGACGCGTGACATAGGCATTGACGGCGATTATTGCTTGCTGTGGGCGGGTTACGCCAACTATGGCTTGCAGCCGTCGATTTTCGGGCCGAAGGCTGCAGGCGCGTGGCCGGCGAACCCGGTACCCGTCGCTGTCGCGTTGAACGCTCTGTACACGGCGGAAGACACGCATGGCATATAACCCCGTAACCGATTTCCTCGCGCTCTGGCGAAATAACGCCGGGGTGGTGACGAAAACGCAAATGCCCGGCCTCGACTTCGTCGTGTCGGCACTCGCGCGTGCGGGGTTCATTACGCTTGCGGTGTCCGCAACGCCCCCCGTCGTCAACCAATCCACGACAGCGTGGCTGCAGGCCGCCGTCCCGAGCCATTCGGGCGAGGGTGTCATGTGGCTGTGGGATGCAGCGGCGACGGCGTACGTTGCCGCCACGCCTGCGCTGCTGTTCAAGATGCTGGAGGCTGCGGCCGGCGATAGCGGCGTATCATGGTGGACGTCTACGGGCGGCCCGCCGTTGAACACGGTGGGCGTGGACGGCGATTTTGCGATCCAGCTTGACGAACCCGGCGGCATCTTCGGGCCGAAGTTCGGCGGCGCGTGGCCCGTCGCGGCTGTGCCCGGTAGCGTCAACGAAGTAACCAGCATTGCGCTTGACAACACGTTCGGCAACACTCCGGGGCAGCTTATATACCGTGACGTTGCAGTGTGGGCCGCGCTACCGATCGGCCCTACGGATGCCGTGTTGAACGTGGACGGCGGCTTGCCGGTTTGGGACGCGTTGACGTCGCTGCTCGATACCATTTTCGGCAGCGTGCAGGGGTCTATTCTGTTCCGCGACGCGGCGGCATGGGACGCGCTTCCGCCAGGTGTCGCAAACCAAATTCTGGCGACGGGCGGCCCGGGTGCAAACCCCGCGTGGGCGCCACGTACGGCTGAATTTATATCCGGCACCGTCATGGTGTTCCATCAAACGGACGCGCCCGTTGGCTGGACAAAAGATGTCACGATCAATGATTACGGCTTGCGCGTCACAAACGGCACTGTCGGAATTACGCCAGGCGTGGCCTTCAGTACCGTGTTTGCGCAGACTGCGGTGGGTAACACCACCATAGGCATTCCCACCATGCCGCCGCACTTCCACTCCGAAGTGGTCCCATCTACGCCCGTAGGTCTGCAAGGTGGCGGCACGTATCCGACCGGCAACATCGGCGCGGCCGGGAGCAATACCGGGTCCACGGGCGGCGGCGGTGCTCACACGCATTCGGTGACGCTCAATCTGGCGTACGTGGACATAATCATAGCGAGCAAAGATTGACATGTCATATGATCCGACTACCGACTTTCTCGCGCTGCTCCGCTTAACTTCCGGCGGTATCCGTACGGAACGCATGCCGGGGCTTGATTACGTCGTGACGGCGATGGCACGCGCCGGCATGTTTACGCTGTCTGTGGGGCAGACGCAGCCCTTGACCAACCAGGCAACAACGGTTTGGTTTCGCCCGTCGCTGCCGTCGTGGGTGGCTGAAGGTACCGTATTTCTGTGGAACCCGGCGACGGCGGCATACGAGCCCGCAACGCCGCTGCTGTGGAATTTCTTGCTTGCGCCAAGTGGGTATTCTTTCCAGTCGGTGACGACGGCGGCGGACGTCGCGCTGGCTGGCAAAACACTGGTAGCCGTACAACGTGCGGCACCGGCTGCAACGTCCATCGTGTTGCCGAATTTGGGGCTGCAGTTCCTTAGCGGGCGTCCGTTGAAAATTGTTGATTGGTCGACTGCCGTCGTCAACCACGCAATTACGCTGACGACGCCTGACGGGGCGACGATCATGCGAAACGCCGCGTTTGTGCTCAATTCAAATGCGGTTCAATTGGCTGGGGTGACTTTACACCCGAGCCCTGATCTTAACGGGTGGGTTATCGCGCCATGAAAATCTTCAGTCGTACAGTTCTTGCCGCTGCTTTCGTCATCGCTGCGTTGGCGCCTGCGTTGGCGCAGTGGCAGGTCCCCAACTACGCCGTGCCGATCGGGCGCGGCGCGGCTTCGCAGGGCTTCAAATTCGCAGCGCCAGGCACCGCAGCGTTTCCGCTTGTCAGCAACGGCGCGGCGGCCGATCCAACTTTCCAAGCGCTCGTCAATGCCGGCATTTCACCGAGCGCGGCCATTGCGCTGACGAAACTGGCGAACCAGAACGCCAACACTGTCGTGGCGAACGGCACGAACACGGCTGCGCCTCCTGTGGCGTTCCCGATGCCGTCGTGCTCCACGTCTACCAGCGTGTTGCAGTGGCTGACAAACACGGGTTTCCAGTGTGCGACGAACGCCAACCCGCAGACTTCAGCCACCATCTGCAATCTAAAAGACCAGATGGACATAACGTCGCCGGGTTGGGTTTACTACACCACGCCGGGTTCGGGTACGAACATTGGCCCCGCGCTCAGTGCCTGCATGGCGACTTTCGCAGCAAATCAAGGTCGCGGCACGATAGTCGTTCCGGCCGGCGCGTGGGCGCTGTCCACCTCCAATATCGACTTCGCCGGCTCCTACATCATCGGCCAGGGGTCGCAAGCTTCGGTGATTGTCTTCCGCCCGCCCGGCGGCGTAGGCGCCGCACTCAAATGGTCAGGGGCCGGGGGCTACACGGGCGGCGGTGTCAAGGGTGTGGCGATCTCGTTAGATAGCACCGTAGGCGCTAGCACGGCTATCGGTTTGCTGTTCCAAGGTAATGCCACTTACCAGCCTGACCAGATTGAAGTTGACGACATTTACATAACTTCAATCGGAGGCGTCTCCACGTGGTATTCAGGGGCTGTTTTTGACGGGTCCGCCCGTACGGCTCCGCAAGGCATGCGCGTCGGCATGGTATCGAACGTTCAAATATTTAGCGCGACTAACACGGGTGTGTCGTTTAACAACGTCGTGCAGTACACGATAAGCAATTTGGGCGTCTATACGAGCACCGGCACCGGGCGCAATATCTATTTCGCAGGCGGGGGGTCCCCGACGACTAACACTATTCAAGTTGTTGCTGATGGCCTGATTACCAACGATTTGAACATTACCAATTCGTCCCGCATTTTCGCGCGTGGGTGGGGCACGTCGGTTTCCGTGGACGCGACGGCAACCAACAGCCGCGTGGAATTTGACGGCGCTCTGATCGGCGTTTGCGGCGCGTCCTGCACAGTCACGGCGTTCTGACCATGATCGACCGAAAGAAGTTCTTCGATTGCGTACGTCAACAGCCGTTTGGCGGGAAGTTGACGGCCGGCCAGGTTGGCGGCATGACTGCTATTCTTGACGAGTGGGAGCGCCGCCGGTTGACGGATTTGCGCTGGTTGGCGTGCATGCTCGGGACCACGAAATGGGAAACCCGGCACACCATGCAGCCGATCGTGGAGCAGGACAACCCGGCGCGTACGTACCTACGGTCCAAGAAATACTGGCCGTGGATCGGCCGGGGCTACGTGCAACTGACTTGGGAACGCAATTATCAGCGCTTCCGCGCCCGGGTGCTGAAGCTGTTCAAGGTCGATATTGTGGCCGACATGGAAGCGGCACGACGCAAAGACGTCGCGGCCTTCATTATGTTTGAAGGCATGATAAACGGCGAATTTACGGGCAAGAAACTGGCGGACTATTTCACCGCGACGCAATCGAATTGGATCAGTTCCAGGCGGATCATAAACGGTACAGACAAAGCCGCCACGATTGCAGAGATTTCAAAGCAGTTCTATGCTGCGTTGGTGACGGCTTCAGCTTAACGGGGCCGGCTTGAAGGCGTTAACCGGCCCCGTCTCGCGCGCACTTCCGCACCCTCAGAGGAACCCCATGGCTAGGGCTCGGAACCCGTATGACATAATTTGACGGTTCGCGCAAGGGGTGTTATAGCCTTTCGGTACAGCAACAACCGGACATAGGGGCCGCACGTCATGAATGCACTTTTTTCTATCCTCGCCATGTTTTCCGGCCCGCTTGGGCAGCTTTTGCTCACCGGCATTACGGCCGGCGGCGCCATCCTTACGACGTGGATGGTCAAGCAAGGCGTGGACCCGTCCAGTGCGGGCGTCATCGTCACGGGCCTCGTTTCTGCTCTGAGCGGCGCCGTGCAGGTCATGACCGGCACTCGTACGGCGCAGATCATATCGGTTAACACGACTGATAACGGCGTCCGTGTGGTGCCCGCTACAGAAGCTAAAGCGGCCGGCATCCCGGCCGTTCAAGAGCCGCAGCCGTCCGTACGCCAGTGACGACGTATGCAATCATTGCGGGCGTGCTAGCTTTGGTTGGCGCGCTCGCGTATGTTATCATGCGCCGCGCGGCTTCACGCAACAGAGAACTCGGGCGTCAGGAAGTCACCAATGAAGTGGACCGCGCGACGATTGACGCCACCCGCAAAGCGGACGCTGTGCTTGGTGAGCATCGCACTACTGACGACACCGCTAGCAAGCTGCGGGACGGTTCATTTTAAAATAACATGTCCCGCGCTGGCGACGTACTCCAAAGAGTTTCAGACGCAAGCCGCTATAGAGTTGCCAAAAGCCGGCACGCACGTACAGACGCTTGTGACGGACTACGGCAAGCATCGCGATGCTTGCCGGGCAATGAGCAGATAAGCGATGTTCCCGTGGAGCGTACCCGCCGCACCGAGTAAAGACGAGTTACGCGAAAAACTGCGGGACTTCGACCGCTACCGCCACTTCCTGAAGATACGGCCCCGGGCCGGCGGCGAGCGAATACCTTTCACGATCAACAACGCACAGACGGTTCTGCACTCCCGCATAGAGAAAGAGCGGCAGGACTTTGGCATGGTCCGCGCGCTGATACCCAAAGCGCGGCGAATGGGCGTGAGCACGTACATAGGCGGCCGATATTTTCACCGTACAGCGACGGAGTTTGGCCGCCGTGCGCAAGTCGTCGCGCACCGATCGGACAGCGCCAGGAACTTGCACAAGGAAATTAAGGAATTTTACGACGGACTGCCGCTGCCAATGCGTCCGTCGCTTGGCGCGTCGAATGCGTACGAATTGATTTTTGACAAGCTGAAGTCTCTGTACAAGGTCGCGTCGGCCGAAGGCGGCGATATTGGCCGGTCTGACGACTTCCATCTGTTGCACCTGTCCGAAGCCGCGTTTTTCGACAACACGGAAGATTTGTCTTCGGGCCTGCTCAAAACTGTAATGAGCTTGCCGGGCACAGAGATCGCGATGGAGAGCACGGGCAACGGCCAGTCCGGCATGTTCTTTAACATGTGTGAGGAAGCCAACCGACAACAGAACAAAGGCGAATGGCGGATACACTTCCTGCCGTGGTCGCTCATGCCAGAGTACCGTACGGAGACGCCTTTCGCGTGGAAAGCTCCCAAAGAGTTTGAAGACTACGCCCGAATGCACGGGCTCGACCGTGCGCAGCTTTATTGGTTCTGGAAAGAAAACTACACAACCGCCGTTATGAACGGGGGGCAGCCGGAAACCATACATCGCTTGACGCGCCAGGAGTTTCCGGCGGTGTACAGCGAGTGTTTCATGGCCGACAGCACGCTTGATTTCTTCAAAGCGTCCGAAGTGTCCGCAGCCATGTCACGTGCTGCAGCGCCGTCCGCTGGCGCCCTGAAGCTGCTTTGCGTGGACCCGGCCGGCGACGGGCAAGACAAGCCGTTTGTAGGTGACCGCCAGGGCTCCGCGATCGGCGCTCGGGTGTGGGGCGAGTTGGCAAGCCGCGACTACAACGTACAGGCGGATTGGTTGGTATCGACCTATAAGCGCTTTGACATGGACGCCATCTTGATCGACGCCACGGGGACCGGAAAGGGCTTGGTTGACGCCTGCCGGCTCCGCATGCGCGGGGCGGGACCCGAAAAGGTTGTGGCCGTGGTGTTCTCGCACGGTGCCATGAACGAAGTTCTGTACGGCAACCGACGCGCGGAGCTTCACGATAGGTTCCAACGCTATCTTGCCGGCGACGTGTCCCTGCCAAACGACAAGTTTCTGCAGGAAGAATGCAGCGCGTACAAATGGGGTCAGAGCGGCTGCCGGCGTGACGAAAAAGCCCGGCTGTTCATGACGGCGAAAGAAAAGATCAAAAAGGAAATTGGCCGGTCACCCGATCGGCTGGACGTCTGCGCCGTGTCAATGGCGATCGACGGATAGAACAACGTCAACCCCCGGAAGCGTGCCTAGCGGGCTGCGGTGCTCCAGCCCGTTCAATTCCCTAATCGCGCGCTGCCGTTCTTCCTGCGTTATCGGTCTGTCGGAATGCAGTTGAATTTCACCAATCTTGACGGCGTACGTAGGCATGCGGCGGTCCCCGGGAGCGTGTTGACTTGTGCACCCTTGTACTGTATGA